ATGAAAAAACTATTATTGTCATCACTCATTATTGTGAACTGTATTTTTGCTTCTTATGGTCAAATGGAGAAGAACGATACTATAAAAAGTAACCAGTTTCTCTATTGTGAAATTGTTGGTGAAAGTAACTTGTTGCAAACAAAGGTAAGAGTTGCCGTTGATTTCGGACAAGAAATAAATTATTGGACTCAGTATAGAGATAAATTTCTTGTAGATGAAAATGGGAAGAGGATAAAGTTCAATTCTATGATCGACGCTTTGAATTATATGGCTAAATTGGGATGGAAGTTTGAACAAGCGTATGTCGTTTCTACACAGAATCAACTTGTTTATCATTATCTTTTAAGTAAAAAAGGAACTCTTTCTGATGTAAAGAATGGGTTGACTGTCAAGAGAGATCTGGAAGATTGAAAGGGTAAATACTCTGAGAAATGAGCAATAACGGAAATTTTGTTACTTGGGTATTTTCTATTTCCCTTGTAGAAGATACTTAAATATAGAATACTCTCTCCCGTATTTCTCCCGGCATAAAATAGCGACATGGGCGCAACTTATTGATATTCAATAGTTGCGCCCATGTGTGTCGGGGTGAGAAGATTTTAACGTCACTTTTCTGTTTTTGCTAACTTGTTTATAATTAATAATTTATTTTCTTCTTTTAGGGGATATTTTTATGCTTTTTACTGCCAAGGGCTCTGCCGTCACAAATTAAAGAGAATCCTCTTCTATATAGTTTAAAAATTCGAAAGAATTGAATATTTTAGGAGAATCAGAAGGTTCATAAAAATCAAATTTTATATTATAGTAAATACTATCTTTAATAATACTATAATGTTCTTCCATCAGTTTTTTAAAACATTCGATATTTGTTTTTTTCTCAAATTCGCTCAATGACTTCAATTCATCTAAATCTACCAGTTGCCACCAATAGTTTTCTAATGAATCAAATTTTTTAAATCTATAATTCGGGTTTTCATGACAATTGCACTTTATAATTTCCTTTACGAGTTCATCCCCATTTGTATAAATAACCATGGACATTTCAAATTTCAAGTGATTGAAATTTATGTAGCCATATAATACATTTTGAATTTTGTGAAATGAAAAACTTTTATAATTCAATTTCTTTTTGGAGGTTGTCCCTTCATTAAATATTATATACCATAAATTATTGGGTGTAAATGAATGTTCTACATTCAAATCAAAAATATCTTTAGTAGTTTGTTTTACACCATTTAAAAAAATATCTCCGTAAATTTTCATATTATTAGATTTTGTTTTTCATTAAAATTTGGATTGTTCGTTCTTTTTCTTCAATTATATTTTGTTTCTCTCGTAATAACTGTTTGAGGTGCTCGATTTCTTTATCTTTATTGGATAACTCACCAACAATTGCGTTTCCATAAACAGATGCGGCACTGCCATTTCCATTAGTAACAGAATGATATATGTCTCTGACCTCTGTAAATAAAGCTCCAATAGGCATATTGAAATAGTTACATATTGTTTCAAGTGTGGAGATTTTGGTATCTTTCCCTGCACATATATTTTTAATTGTTCCAACTGAAATCCCTAATTCTTTTGCTGCTTTTTCTTGACTCCCTATAGAGTCTATTAACTTGCATATTTTTAATTTGTTATACATATTTGTTGTTTATAATAATTTTAAATTAGCTATTACAATAGCTATAAACGGACAAAATAATTGCTAACAATAAATATTATAGTAACTTTGCAGTATAAATCTAATAATAATAATTTAATATTTAACATGAATATGAAAAAAAAATCAAACTCAAAGCAAGATGGAAACGCTTTACGGCATTATTTACGGAGTCTGCCGGTATGTGAATCTTCTCAAATGGCAAAAAGGCTGGCTGATGAATGTAAAGTACCTATTTACACTTTCAATAATTGGAGGAGCGGGTTGGTCCGTATACCTGAGTTGGCTAAAGATAAGATAGAAGAAATAGCGGGTCGTAAAATATTTAATCAAGAATAATCATGAATACAATTGCAAAACATTTTGTCAATTATGAAAATAACAGTAGAAAATACGAGTAAAATAGTTACTCTAAATGGAGTACCGGCACGAATATGGGAAGGATTTACCGAATCAGGGATCGAATGTCATTGCTATATTACCCGGATTGCCATTGATAAAGATGAGCCACGATCCGAAGAGTTCGAGAGGGAATTAAGCGAACAAAAAGCTCCATCGACAGAAATAGAAGCTATACCGATTCGTATGATATTGTAGTGTCCTGTTACAGTTTTCAGAGTTAAATTACTTTCGACATGAAAAAATATATCCATATCCCATCCAAACAAAAAATGCCTAAAATATCATATAGACATAGTCCGATCATGCAAGATACACCAAACCGATTTGAACTTAAAGATTTGTTTAAAACGGGAAAAGTTGATGTATCGAAATTAGCCTTTTGCGTTAATGTTTGCTATAATCTTGCCGATTTGATGGAAACCCTTGTTCTTGAGGCCGAATCAGAACTAAAAAAAGTAGGTTCGGATCTTGAATTGGAAATGCGCCATCCGATCGATCGTATGAAGATACACACCCGAGAGATGGTCAGGTTTGTTGATACCAGAACTTCCGAAAGATTTGCCGAGAGTTATGGTGAGACTTCAGATAAGCTTAAAGAGTTAATTATTGACTTTTATAAAAAACTACTTTAGAATGAGTGTTTTTGTAGATAAAGATCAAAGTGGACGAATCTCGCTTATGGAAATGTCTTATGGGGAAGCTGAAGTGTTATTACAGGCTTTGCGTTTCTATTTTGAAAGTAGATGGTTGCACACCAAATCTCCGGAAGAGCGGGAGATAAAGAGACTTATAAAAAATATAGAGGACATATTGCCCTCTATATTTTAAACCAAAAACTTTGTTTATGGAAACAAATGTCGGTGACAAAGATAAAAAAATTAACTGACCGATAACAAATAAGAATCAAATTATGGAAACAAAAACAATTGCAAAAGTAAATAACGTGGATATTGTATCTACAAATGACGAACAGATGGTAGCGATCAAACCTATATGCGAAGCGTTGGGAATTGACTACAAGGTGCAATGGCAAAAAATTAAAGATGATGAAGACCTCTCAGCAACTATGGTCCTTAACACCACAGTTGCAGCCGATGGAAAAGAACGGGAAATGTGCTGTTTGCCTGTCCGCTATATCTTTGGATGGTTATTCACTATCAATCCCGCAAATGTAAAGCCTGAAGCAAAAGAGGCTGTCCGTAATTACCGGAAAATGTGTTATGATGTATTATATGAACATTTTTTCGGCTCACAACAAAAACAGCTTGAGCAAAACCAGATTGAAATAAACCTGTTGGAGAATATCGCCAAGCTCGACCAGCAAAAAGCGGCTATCAATTGTGAACTGTCCGAAATGAAAAGAAAGTTAAACCAACTCCGAGAGGAACGGTTGAAAAATGAACCTTCACTTTTCTAATATTTAAAATTTCCCGTCATAATGATACAAGTTTCCGATTTTATTGCTATGTTTGCACCATCCTCGCCAAAGGATATTATATTAATCTTTAAAAGAAGGGCTTTTTTATGTCCTATCGGAAGCATTGTATCTAAAGATATAAGGCTGTCAATTCCCATACGAGAGTATCCCTTCTTTATAGATTGTATACTTGTTCTTGCCGGAACTGGGAGGCGACAGCCTTCTTTGTATCTAAACATTTCAAATACATTCTCGTTAATGGCAAGAACAGATGTAATTTGCAATGCGGTGAACAATAGTACCCGTACGGCAACGTCGGCCCACGAAACGGGCATCCGCTTCTTTATCCTTTCTTTGGACAGCAACACCCTACGTTACTACACCCCATTTGGCAAACGCCGTCGCAAGTCATCCGATTCAGCAACTATGCGCCAGTCACTCTGCAATGCGATGCTTTCTGAATATCCCGGCATCCGTCGAATCAAAATCAAGGATTGTGGCATCCGTTTCTATGCCCGAGTATGGATGCATTCCGGTCGTGTCATACACCACAAGGCATATTCGTTGCGAAACCTTGCCGGAATACTTTGTGAAAAGGTTGAAAACCAAGAAATCACTCTTTCATAAACTGAAAACAGAAAACGAAAATCTACTCATGCACTATGTATATAAGCGAAGATGATAAGAAAAAGATTTTAGACCGTACTTCTGATAAACTGGCCGAAGTGATCGGTCAGTTTACCACTTTGAGTAAGCACGGTACGGGTCAAGACCTTTTCGGGACTTGTCCCATTTGCGGGTCGGACAAGTTCGGGATCAATGAAAACAAACGGGTATTCCGTTGCCACAAATGCCAGCAAATCTCCGGAAAGACACCTATCGATTACCTGATGAAAGGGAAGAATTATTCGTTCCCCGATGCCCTGAAATGGCTGGCCGATTACTTTAATATCCTGCTTTCCGAACCGCCTAAAAGAGAACCAAAGAAAAAGCTGAAGGACAAAATCTCCAGAGGGAAAAAGAAAGACGGATCGGCTCGGCAAAGCTACTGTGCCCGGATGCTTCAAGAGTCGGGTCTGACGTTTGAGGATGTTACGGCCAAAGTATTTCATCAAGACAAGAATAAGACCGTTGCTCTGTCTCCGACCTTCTTTGCCGGTACGGTCGACAGTCACGGTAATATCGACCGCACCGGAGATGATGCAGTCATTGCCTATTATGACCTGGAGGGGCTACCAATTACCTACGAACAGAAAGATGCCAAAGGCCGGTTGACGGGCAAGACTAAAGAATATTTCCGTATCCGTTGGCAATTTCCCGACGAACATCTGGACAAAGAGGGCAAGCCGTTTAAATATAAATCTCCATACGGAGCGGCGACATACGTTTATATTCCCGAACACATCCGGGAGAGATATCGTAAAGCCGAGCCCATTCCCCGGCTGTTTATCCAAGAAGGAGAAAAGAAAGCTGAAAAAGCCTGTAAACACGGTATTATGAGCGTTGCCATTTCGGGTATCGGCAATATTGCCACCAACAAACGCTTGCCGGAAGATATTATCAAAATCATATCCGTCTGTAAGGTACAGGAGGTCGTCTTTCTTTTAGACAGCGACTGGCAGGATATCTCGGCCAACATCAAGATAAACGACCGGGTCGACAAACGTCCACGAAATTTCTTTTACGCCGTCAAGAACTTCCGGGAGTATTTCCGTTCACTGAAAAACCGGGAACTTTACGTTGAGATTTATTTCGGCCATGTCCGAAAAAATCCGGCACAGGACAAAGGTATCGATGATCTTTTGGCCAACACTTTGTCGGGTAAGGAAAACGAGCTGCTCGAGGACATCGATTACTGCATGAATGAGAAAGACTTGGCCGGTAAGTATGTACAGTTTCATAAGATAACAACCTGCACTGACTACAAGCTGGAAGAACTCTGGTGTCTGCATTCACCGAACGAATTCGCCAGACTTCATAAAGATATTCTTAAAGACCTGCCCGAGTTCCTGATCGGGCGCAACCGGTGGAGATTCAACGATAAAGGGGAGCTGGAAAGCGCACAGCCCATCGAAAGCGATGAGAAGTATTGGGACGAAATCGAAAAACGTGACAGGGACGGCAATACCCGCATCACATACGAATTTAAATACAAGCGTTCCCGTATCTTTCTTCACAATAGGGGATTCGGACGGTATCAACGGTTGGACAATACCTTTGACTGGATACATCTCGATCCGCCTACCGTCACCACTGTGCAACCTTGGGAGATACGCGACTATCTGGAGGAGTTTACCGAAATGAATGCTCCGGAAGATGTCTTGGAAATGATCATCAAAGGCGGGCCTCAATACCTCGGCCCGGATAAGCTTTCCGGATTGCCCTTTATCGTCCCGAATTTCACTAAACCCGAACGGGATAAGCAGATGTTCTATTTTTCTAATATTTGTTGGGAAATTGTTCAGGATGGTGTCAAAGAGCTGCATTACTCCAACATATCGAACCATATCTGGAAAGACGAGCGCAACGAATCGTCCGTAACGCTGCTCAAGTCTCCTCTTATACAGGTCTCGCAAGATGCGGAGGGCAAATGGTCTTATATCATTTCTCCGGAAGGGCAACGGTGCAACTTTCTGCAATTTTTGGTCAATACCTCCAATTTTACCTGGCGCAAAAAGAGGATGATCGATGAAGGGAACTGCAATATAACGCTGGACACGGACGAAGAGTATGAGAATATCGTCCATTTGGTCTCTAAACTTTGTGCTATCGGTTATATGCTGATGGACTGCAAAGATAAAGCCAACGCCCGGGCGGTGGTGGCGATGGACGGTAAGCAGAGCGAAGTCGGGGCCAGTAACGGACGTTCAGGGAAATCCTTGGTAGGAGAGGCGTTCAAGCATGTCCGCAAATCGGTGGTGATCAATGGAAAGAACTCAGAGTTGGCGAAAGACAATTTCCTTTGGGACGAAGTGACGGAAAAGACGAAGGTCGTCTTTATCGATGACGTACGGGCAGGATTCGATTTGGAATTTCTTTTTGCCAACATCACCGGAGACTGGACAGTAAACTATAAAGGTGGACGCCGTTGCACTTTTCCTTTCTCGCAATCGCCCAAGATATACATCACCACCAACCACGCCCTCAAGGGCGACGGCTCTTCTTTCCGTGCCCGTCAATGGATTATCGCCTTTTCAGATTATTACAACGATAACTTCTCACCTCTCGATGACTTCGGTCAGCTTTTCTTTGACGAGTGGGATTTCGAGCAGTGGAATCTCTTCTGGAACTTGCTTGCTACATGCGTACAATTGTATCTGAAACACGGATATGTCGACTCTCCGGGTGAACGCATTGAGATCCGCAAGCTCCGGCAGGAGATGACCGAGGAATTCCTGTCATGGGCGGAAGAGTATTTTTCCGATCCGGCGAAGCGGAACGTCCAGCTCGTCCGCAAGGAACTGTACGACGCTTTTCTGACCTATGTCCCGGAGCAGCGCAAATATTGCTCTCCTACCGCTTTCAAACGCCGTATTATCAAATATTGTGAATATAAAGGTTACCTGTTCAATCCGCAGAAGTATGACCGCATCACCGGACTGCCGATCTATCTCGATAAGGACGGCAATCCGGTAATCGATGACAAATCTTCCGGAGTCGAGTATTTCACCATCGGGGACGATAATTTCGTATCTGATGCTGCAACAAACAATGAGTTAACCGATTTTATAGAAGGTAACGAAGAATTATTATAAAAATGGAGTCTGATAATCGTATATATCGCCTTACTGACAAAAAGGAAATAGATGCTTTTGTGGAACAATATGGCTCGAAATTTCTTCAATTTAAAGCAGATGTATATACGAGACTTAAGGGACTACCTTCCGGTACATTTTTTAAACCCGTATGGATTGATATTTTTACCTTGGTAAAAAAAGAACATTTGTTATCAGCATTTATTAAATGTGCGTGTTTATTCATGCTTGAGAATAATACTATTAAAGAGTTTTGGGAGTTTGATGATCATTATCTGCATATAAGACATATCAAGGAAGATCCGGAAAAAGAAATAAATTACAGCGCAATACAAAGATGGTATGGAAAAAAGTAATAAAATCATGGTAGTAATAAGTCCTGACCCGGTTGTCCGCAATCGCATGTTGAAGCGGCTGATAGTCCGTCTCGGCTTTGCCATCACTCCGACCGACGCCGGCAAGCTCATAAAGCGGTCGGTACACGATATTGATTTGCCGAATGCCTATTTCGTCATCGCCGACTTGTACAACTTCAGAGCAAGCCCTATTACCACACAGCGACTGTATGAACTCGCAGCCCGTGGCATTGCCGTTGTCGTCGGAGTTAAAAAGTTACCGCCGGAATTCGAGTTTATTTGTACCGCATTTTATCCGGAATAAAGTAGTATTCATTAAGTACGCTATTTAAAAGAGATTTTTCTTTTTGAAAGATCTCTTTTTTTTTGCATTTCCCCTCGCACCCCTTAACCTATAAACAGTCGCTTTCGGACAACAGTGCAACGCAAAAAAACGGGCGACATACAATATATATTCTTTATTCTTATATTTTTTACTTTTTGAAAAGTACCCCTTCAAAAAATGAGAAAAAAATCGTGCTTTCGTGCGGAACGAAAAATATTCTCAATAAATATTTGATAATCAAAATATTATGCAAGCACGATTTTAGCACAGAATTAGCACGAATTGCACAAAACAAATCGTGCACGATTTTTTGTGCTCCGCACGAAATCTAAAAACGGTTTTGTGCTAAAATCGTGCTGATTTAATCGTTTGATTTTTAGTTATTTGTGTTCTTGAATTGTACCGAAAAAGATTTTGCACGATTTTTTTCCTATGTTTTCTCAAGGGGTAGTTTGGGACACATTTTCTCTTTTTAGCTGTCGATATTTGTCTTTTTGGATAATGTTTTGTATCTTTATATTTGATATTCAGTAATTTAACTATGATAAAAACCAGAATAGAAATTACACCTTATTTGGCCGAGTACCTTACCTGTAAGTTTTACGATCCCGAATCCGATGCCGTTCGAATTCCGGACACGAAAGATCTGTACCATACCATTTGGGATTTAATGTCGAAGCGACCGGATAACGCGGTCGATACCGGAAACCTGACGTTAGTGCTTCCGGACAGGCGGACGGGCAAAGATCCTGAATACTATAATTATTTGGGAGAACGGTCGGCACGTATTATCGACAAGCGGGTCAGGGTGATGTTCTATGCCGAGTTGCATGATCGTTTGGATGAGAACAAGCATCGGTACAATATCGAGTATATCGATACGGTACATCATTTTATGTGCAAATACAATATCACATCTATCAGTGAAGACGGCTTGCTGAAAAATTACTACCGCTGGAGAGACAATGAGCGGAAGAAGAAAGCCAAGCGAGATTATAAAAAGAGGTTAAATACACCTTGATTTATCTCCGACATAACGTATTATTTTGTCCGTTTTTTGCGGAAAAATAAACGAAATTTTAACGTAAAATAGAGAAGTGTTTAATTTACAATATATTACAATGAATGAAATTTGCAACATTTTACGAATTTATAAACTGTCTCAACTCAAGGCTGTGACAGAATCGGAGGTTATTCCCAAATCCGGAGAAAAACCGTTGACTGTTTATCCCGACCATTTAGATCTGGAACTGTCTCCGGATCAACAAGACGGCGGATTATTATATAAGATCGAGCAAACCATACCGGTTTCCAAGTTGCCGGAAGATGAAGCCGTGCTTTTCCCTATACCGACTCCCTCGATTATAGAGGGTGAGAATACGACCGGGGAAAAGGTCATTATCGGGACACCCGAATGCCCGGCATCGGTATATATCATTCCGCACCTTCAAAAAGACCAGCTTTCGGTTACCTGTTCGATGCAAAAATCCCCTTTTTAAAAGCATTCTTGCCTTATTATAGTCCTTTAGAACCCTTGCTTATTACACGATATTCGTGGTAAATATACAAGGGATGGACGAAAATTCTTTATTACAGCTTCTTCTTTCACCTGCGCATAAACTCCTCTGTACCCAAGAAGAGTTTGTCGCCGCCATAATTTCATGTTTTCCCGTAGCTGCCCAAAAAAGTTTTGCAGACATTGTTTCCACTATCTCCAAAGGCTTTTACTCAGAACCTCTCACATACCGGGATTCTGTAAAGAAAGAACTGCAAGCGGTTTCCCGACAAAGCGAGATCTCCGTGACCGATGATTTCGGTTCGGATACTCTCGACCCGGACTCTTTGGCCTATCATCGCATCAAAGGGATGATACTTTCCGATACCCGTTATGGTTTCTCGACAAAACAATTTGCCGAAGATCTTCTGACGGCCGATGCCAATCCTCATATTTCCTGCCATTTTCTGCATATCACCTCGGGAGGCGGTGAAGCGTGGTATCTCGATCGTGTGTCCGAGATACTGCGCACTCTCGATAAGCCGGTCTATACACTGATCGAAAAAGTGTGCGCTTCGGCAGCTTATTATATCGGTTGCCACGGGGTGCAAGTAAAGGCAGTTACGCAAAATGACACTATCGGCAGTATAGGGACAATGGTATCGTTTTACGATATCCGCCCATATCTCGAATCTCTCGGACTGAAATACATTGAAGAATACGCCTCTAAGTCGAGACTGAAAAATAAAAAATTCAATGATTTGGTTGCAGGAAAACCAGAACAGTATATAAAAGAAGAGTTAGATCCGCTTCAAGTGCAGTTCGAGGCAGAAGTGCGCCGCTCCCGGTCTGCGTTGGCAGCATTAGACCCGGAACATCCTGTCTTTCTGGGAGAGTCTTTCGATGCTGTTCATTCCGTAGAAAACGGGCTGGTCGATGGTATCGTTACCATGCCTGAGGCCATGAATGAAGCCTACGGACTCGGGAGAGAGTGGAGCAGGAAAAATAAAATGAGACATCAAGCCTATTCATTCATTTAATACTTCACAAAATGTTTAAAAAGCAATTTCAACAGATTATCAACTCGCTGGGATTAATGCAAAAAGCAAAAGACCGGCAACTTACCAAAGAAGATTGGGAGAGCATATCCGATTCGTATAAAGAGACCTATGGTGTCGATTTTTACGAAGACATGCAGCAGGCGAAAGAGAAAGCCGGTGAAGCCGACCGACTTTCCAAAGAGCATGCTCAGGCTCTTGAGATCCTGAATGCCATGGAGGAGAACACCGGTTCGGACAAGGAATCCGGTGATTTGCTGGAAAAAATGAACAAGTTTGCTGCCGGCATGCAGAAAATATCCAAAGAAAATGCAGATTTGAAAGCCGCACTGGATGCCATGGCATCTGCCGCAGTTCCTGACGTTCCCGTGGCTACTGTACAAAAAAGGCTGTCTGTTTTTGGTCCGGGAAGCACCGAAAAGCATCTGTTCGGTATCGAAAACCCTCTGTTCGACATGTCCAAACGCTGGAATAAAATATCTGCCAATCCGGCTTTTGCCCTGACCTCAGACCCGGATGAAGATACCGACGGCCCGGCATTCCAGTCTGAGGTGCGTAATTTCGGTAAATCGATGGCTGCCCGATATCGGTATCTTAAAGAAAATAAGCTGCTCGACCCTAAGAAACTGAACGAAGGTTTCGGTTTCGATACGGCCGATCTCTCCAATGCCGGACTCGGCGATCAGTATGTCGTACTCCGTCAGGATGCCCTTATCGCACGTATTCTGACACTTGAGACCGTTTATCATATTTTCCCCCGCCGTTCGGGTATTCAGGACAGGGAACTGATGACGAACGCTTTCTTCAGCAAATTCTCTCAGGCATATCAGCCGGGCAAGGTGTGGAAAGGAGACGTCAAGCTCCAGCCGGAAATGGCGCATGTAGATGATGCGATGTTCAAAACACTGTTCGGGCCGATGAAAGAAATCGAACGTCAATATATCGGTTATCTGAACACCGATGGCTCCGATCCGATCAAATGGAGCATGATCGAATGGCAGCTTCTGAATATTTACACGGCTTTGGTCAATGAACAAAACGAGCGTCGGATTTTGGGCATTTATGTCAAACCCGAAGAAGGTAAGCCCGGCCATCATCTGAACGGATCTACCGGTTACGTATATACGCTTGTCCGTTATATCCATGAAAATAAACTATTGCCTCACTCCGATGACGCATATAACGCCTATACCAAGACGACCATGCTGGATGCCGTGCAGGAATTTGTCAGCGATGTGCGGGAGACGGTCGATAAAGGGCTGGATATCGAGAAGTTCGAGATACTTTTGAATAAAAACCATCGTTCATGGTGGCGTAAATGTATTCGTGCGCAACACGGTAAGGAGATGGATTTCAAGGGTGTCGATGGTCTTACCGATATTATTCCCGATACAACGATTAATATCCGCTGGGTTCCCAATATGGGACAGTTGAAGCTGATCTGTCTTCAGGAATCCGGAAACCAGCAATGTCTTGAGTTCGCTCCGGGTGAGATGTTATCGGTGAAGATAAAAGAAGATATGGAACAGGTGGTTTGCTGGTCGACCTGGAAAGAGGGCTTTTCCGCTTCTTACGTCGGACAGGCTTTCGATACTCCGACCAAACTGGTCGAGAACAACTATAAGCTGCAGCGGGTATTCATCAACAAACCGTGCGTCACCTTAGCCGACAAAGCTACATCGGCTGCGGCTAAAGACGGATTCTGGTTCGTTACTTCAGATAATACGGCGGTAACCGCATTGACCGATATTGCCGGTGCGGAAGAAGGAACGGCCTATATCATCGAATGTGGCGGGACAAAAAATGCAACGACAATCGCCAAATCCGGGAAGTTCGATTCTATCACGGCGGCATGGACTCCTACTCAATCAGGAGATTATATCATGGTTACGCTCAACAGTTCCGATAAATTCGTCGAGCTCGAACGACAGGTTGGAGGCGTCCGTACCATCAATAAAAGCCTGCAACCCAATATTCCGGGAGCACGATAACGTATAATTCAACAGAAGCGGGATTTATTTCCCGCTCCTTTTAATATTCACATTTTTAATTTTATGTTATGAAGACAAGACAATTGATTTATTCAAAAAAGAAAGCCGAACATGCCAGATTATCTATTCTGACAAAGTTTTTCTGTTCGATTATGGCATTGATCGCCATTGCAGCGGTAGCCTCCGTATTTTTAGAACCTGAAAGTGCTCAAGCTTCGGTCGGTATATTGACCGGAACATCTTTTGCCTCGATGGCCGTCATCGGAAATATTAAGGATGTTCCCGATATCGATGTCTCCGGATCTGCCATTGCTTATAAAGTTTATTTGGTCGAGTTATCCCAATTAGACGAGAACGCTCAGTTCCCGAAAGCCAACGCATCCCGTGAGGTGACCACCATTCCGTTGGCAGATGGTGAATATATGCACTATTTTGAAGCGCATGATATTCCCACATTCGGCAGTACCGGTGAAAAAGGTGATCTGACGATCGATCCGACCAACACGTTCACCATGATTATGGGAGGAAACCACGACCAGCTGCTCAATTTTATCGAGCAACATGTCGGAGGCAAGTTTATCATTATCTTCCAGGAATGCGAATCGCCCAACAAATATATTATCGGAAATCCGTGCAAGCCGATGATCCTTAAATCCTATGAACTGAAAAACGATAAAGACAGCCGTTCGGTTACTTTTACCTTTGAAAACAAAACCATCCAGCAGCCTAAAAAGTATGTAGGAGATATTGTTACCAAGGCTCCGGCAACACATACCCAAGGGGCAACCGCATTAGCCGTTCAAGCAGGAGTCAATACTTATAAGATTCCGGGAGGCAGTTCCGCTACATACGCCATTGCGACCGTATCGGGTATAACAGCGTCCGATAAAGGCCGAGTGATCACTCTTGAAGGAACAGGCACGGAGAATGCCGCGACGATTGCCGACAATACCACCTTCATTTTGGAAGACGGTGCGACATGGACGGCTAACACCGGCTCTCGGATCTCTTTCCGGATATTGGATGCGACCACTTTGGTAGAGGTGCAGGGGACAAGAGTACAAACCGCTTAATGTTCGGCTTATGTACAGCTTTAAAGAAAAGAGCAGAATACTTAAAGAGTTACTGAACCCGGCATTCGGAGAATCGGATCTCTCTCTGCTTCGTCGCTTGTCTCCGGAAGATTCGTTGATCGCTACGGCACAGGTTTCTCCATCCCGGAATGCAGAAGCCGTCTTGTTTAGGTTATTGGACTTGACGACACGGGAAGAGATCAGGCTGAACCGCCGGAATCTCGAGCAAAATTCCACTAAAGCGGAGAACGGCGGTGACTCTGTTGTCGAAGTAACGGAAACATCCGGAGAGCAACGGACATCCCCGAAAGCCGGAGAAAAAAAAAGCTCCAGAAAGAGCAAGAGTACCCGAATATCCGGTGGAAAAGGCTCTGTGAAGACAAAAACGTCCAAATAGCGACACTCATTTATAACGACCGGGTAAATACTTACCGGGAAATGGCGGTTCTGGACACTGAACTCGAAAATAATCCTACCGATGCCAAGGTGGCGAGAATGGCCGAGCTCAGAATCCGTAACCTCCTTTGTTTTTCCGAACTGCAATCTTTCAATGATACCGGACAGTGGAGAAACAGACACCCGTTTGTCGTGCATCGGTCAGAAAGATGTAAGCTTGAGGAACTCAAGCGGCGAGATCCGGAAGGCTTTCTCCGGAAATATGCCAATTGCAGTTATAATATCAAGCGATACAACTCATTTTTGAAAAAAGACGACCGGAGTGACCGGCGGGAATCGGACAAAAAAAATCTTATTCGGTATCAGGAGTTGGAGACTATTTTTAAAGATATAATCAGTAATGAAACAGACGATAATCGTTCATAATCTGGGAGAGCTTCCTACAGCCCCGCTCGATGACTTTAACGAGCTTCAGGAGGATTTTAAATTGCCGGATTCGGAGAAACTGGCCAAACTGCAGATGCTTATCCTCACGCGAGGTTTCAAGTACGCTTTCAAAGCGTGGAAAGATCCGGACGGAAAATTGTGGATCATCGATGCCCATCAGCGGAAAAAAGCGTTGACGGCTCTTCGGAAAGCCGGTTTTGAGATACCGGAAATTCCGTATGAGCCTATTTATGCCGAAACGAAAAAAGAGGCGGTAGAGGAGATTGCAGCTTATAATTCCGAATTCGGCCGGAAAAATCCGGATACGCTTCTTTTTAAGAAATACGAGATCGATACGGATACGATGGAGAGGTTCGATCTCGGTTTCCGGCCGGTAACTGTTGAATTGGGAGTAAAGAAAGAAAGTCTTTTTGATGTAAATTCAACGGAAATACAAGAAGATGAGACCGAATTGAATATGCCGTCCGAAGATTCCGGTTACATTTCCAAACCCGGTGATATCTGGTTATTGGGAGAGCACCGGCTGATGTGCGGTGATTGTCGGGAATCGAAGGCGGTAGAGGTTTTGATGAATGGCCGTAAGGCGGATATGTGCCTGACAGACCCTCCTTATAACGTGTCGTATGAGGGTAAGACGGAAGACGAACTGACGATCGATAACGACAGCATGGAGAATGACTTGTTCAGGGTATTCCTCCGACAGGTGTTCACGAATATGTTTGCTGTGTTGAAAGACGGAGCTCCGGCATATATTTTTCATGCCGACAGTGAAGGAGAGAATTTCCGTGCCGCTTTTCGGGAAGCCGGGTTCAAGTTCGCCCAGTGTTGTATCTGGGTGAAGAACAGTATCGTGATGGGCAGGCAAGATTACCAGTGGAAGCATGAGCCTTGTCTGTATGGCTGGAAACCGGGTGCTGCTCATACTTGGTGCGGTGACCGCAGACAGTCTACCGTCTGGAACTTCGACAGGCCGCAGAAAAGCGCCTTGCATCCGACAATGAAACCCGTTGCTCTCATGGCTTATCCGATCCGGAACAGTTCAGTTTCCGGAGCTCTGGTGATCGATTTCTTTTCCGGGTCAGGTTCTACCTTGATGGCGTGCCAGCAGATCGACCGGGTCTGCTATGCGATGGAGATCGATCCCCGTTATGCCGATGCGACCGTTTCCCGTTATCGGATGATGTATAAAAACAGTCCGGTGCGCCTGATCCGGGACGGTATCGCTCTTTCTGCCGGTGATACTTATAGACTTCTGAACCGGTAAAACATGGATTATGCGACTCAAATACGGACATTCGGCGCATTGGGCTATTCACCCGAACGCATTGCCAATATACTGGGCCTGAAAGGGACGGAGCGGGAAGAGGTCATCTCCCGGATACGTACCTCCGGAGATCCCTATAATTCGGCTTATCTGTATGGGAATGCGGTAGGAGAGTATAATATCGACGCAGAGTTGGCGAAACAGGCCGAACAGGGAGATATCGATTCGATCGAATCGCTCGAGACCCGGAAAAAAGAACGCACCCATCTGGATTTGAAAAGAAAGTTATTCGGTATATGAAATATTTGGAGATCATAGAAAAGCTGCATCCTGACATTATACACCATTTCCTGAGCACGGGCGAATGTCAGGGTATTCCTGTCGAAGTGCAGCGTTTTCTCAAGCAGATGCAATGGGCGGCCGAGATATATGAGTATGAACGGAACATTACACGGGCTGCCGGTATGCTGCGCAACCGCATCAAGGCGCAGCAGGGGCTCGATGTGGATGTGCGCACCTGTAAGAGCCGTATTTATTCGGCGATCAACTATTTCTCCATAGATAACAATGTCTCTGTAAAGGTCTGGGAAAATGATTTTGCCGATAAGTATGAAGATCTGGCGCTGCTTGCCATCGATGCCGGAGAGTACAAGACCGCCAAGGCCTGCAAAGATGCCGCTTTGGAATGCCGTCGTCGGGCGTGCGAGGCTGCGGAAAAAGACAGTGCGTGGGCTCCGGTATTCATCATTTCTCCCGAAATCACGCCCGAAGAGCTGGGTTTCTCGAAACGGAGTCTCAAGGAGATCGCCCGGAAGTCGAACGAGGGTTTTTATATCAATTTGATAGAGTCCTTGCCCATCGAGAACGATGAGAAAAAGCGGTTATTGTCTGATGCGAATATTCAAGAAGCGGAATTTACGGAGGAACTGAACGATGAATGATGAAGAAAACAACGGATTCGATCTTGAGTCGTATTATATGAATCTGGTGCAGATACAGGCAAACCTGATCGATGCGAATGTCTTGTTTGCGGAATGGGCACGTGCTACCGGAAAGACGGAAGGAATCACTACGCCCCGCATCATTCGGGTGGCGAGCGATATGCCGGGAGAATTAGGTTTTCTGGTACATTCTACTTATACAGCCCTGTTTACCAACGTATGGCCTAATATACAGGCCTCTTTCAGCCGTCCGATACGAGGGGGACAGCGGTCTATGCTGGAGTACGGTGTCGATTATGTGGTAGGTGAGACGAAGATCCCGTCTCATTTCAGAAAACCTCGTTACCCGATCGCTTATCCCAAGCATTCGATTCTTTTCAGGAATGGTTTTCACTTGCAATTGGTATCGTCCGATCAGCCCGATTCCGTTGCCGGACGTTCCGGAGTACACGCCTTTATCGAGGAGATGAAACACAATAAGGGAGAGAAGCTGAAAACCCGTCTGTTTCCTTCCTTGCGGGGTTCTAACGCTACTATTCGCCGGAGCTCTTATTACCAAGGTATCACCGGTGTGTCGGATACCGCCCGTGTCGATCTCGGAGAGGATAACTGGTTCGAGGATTATGAGAAAAACATGAACCGGAATCTTGTCGAGGAAATAGCGACGGCGGCCTTACACGTCAACCGGTATCTGTTCGAGTTGTACCATACCGAACGGTTGCTCCGGCAGGAAAAGAATCCCGTCGCACTCGAGAAACTCCGGTTGATGCAGGAGAAGCAAAAACGTATGTTGGCTCTTTGGCAGCCCCGTCTGGCCGATATGCGGCGGAACGCCACCTATTATATTCGTGCCAGCTCGTTCGCCAATAAGGAGATATTGGGAGCAAAATTTTTCAAGACACAATATGAGTCGCTCGACATCGATGAGTTTCTGACAGCGATTTGCGCCATTCGCAAGAAAGCGGTCGTGAACCGTTTTTTTGCCACATACGCTCCGAGAAAACACCAGTATTCCGGAGACCAGAGCTACAAATACGCCTCTATCCTGAAACTCGATCTGAAGGAACATTTCCGGTTGACGGCTTTCTATCTCAAGCAATATAATCCGGACGATGAAATACTGCTCGGCTATGATCCCGGCCACTTCTCCAGCCTTGTCGTGGCTCAGGAGAAGAAAAACGGTTCTGAACTCCGGGTGATAAAAGAATTTACCTGTTATTTCCCTTACCAGCAGCCCGAACTGGCTCAATCGTTTTACGAATTTTTCGGCAGTGACGCCCGTAATAAGCATATCAAACTCTACTATGACCGGGCGGGGAACAAACGGCGGGAAGAACTGGAACAGATAACGACCGATGCCCGGATATTGAAACGGGAGCTGGAGTCTTTCGGTTTCGACGTCGAGCTGATGAACGAGGGACAGCGCACCATTTACTACTGGCAGCAATTCAAACTGTTATGGTTAGTATTCGGAGAGCAGACAAACGCTTTCCCTCATGTGCGTATCTGCGAGAATGAATGCAAGAATCTCTGTTCGGCGATTATGCTTTCTCCCCTGAAAAAGACAGAGGGACGCATCGAGCTGGACAAGACCAGCGAAAAGAAAGTCCCGTTGAAACACCAGGCGGGGCTCACGACACAACTCCCTTCCGCCCTTATTTATTTGCTGTACGGTTTGTATGGCGACCGGTTATCATCCGATTTCATGAATATTCCCGATGACTTGCCGGATAATATTATGTTATAATGCGTATATTTGTAGTCCCCTCTAATTATAGAATTAAAATATGAATCCTTTATAAGAGGATGTAATTCGTAAATAATCGAATTTCGGCATCTATACCGATGGGGGCATTCTTTTATAGAGGATTCTCCATTTTATATAATATGGATAATAATGAAGAAGAAGTAACACTCCCTAAGCCGATAAGTGATGGAGGCTTAACAACCCTTGGTGATGATTTGGACTTAACAACCCTTGTAAATAATGGTTTGGATCAAACGACAACTTAACGGACAAATCAAAACAAGTAAAAAAGAAAGAACCAGTCCCCAAAATATTGACAAGATGGATGTATTAAAAAGTCTGGCTCTTTCTTCATTAATTTCTATTTGCCGATCTATATTATTTTGAAGATTTAATAACTCCATACATATAATATCTTTTTTCAGGTCTTTTGTATCTTTCTTTTTAAATGCTTGCACAAATGCATCTATTTGTGCATTTCTTAAATCTCTTCCTGGAGGGAAATAATCATGAGGCTTTATGATTTTGTATAAATGGTATAATGCAATTAGTATCGATATTAACATTATTATACAGCCACATAATAAAGGGGAGTTAAATTTATAATTGAAGTTGCTAAATATATATCCCAAAAGTGCGCTTGCAAAAGTAAAATATAATCCGAGCAATATATAACTTCTTTCTGTTATTTGTCTATCTGTTTGAATACAATATTGAAGCCGTTTTTCTCCTATTTCATAATAAAATAATACTGTATCACGATCAATTAATTCACGTGTTTCTTCCGAAATTTCAAATTGCTTTTTTTCTTGTTTTTGTTTTTCCATATTAAACTTATATTTTCCTCAAAAATAATTTTAATTATTCGTTTATCTAATAAATCCCTCAAAGTATAATATAAAAATATTTTTTTATGTACTTATAATATTCCGTTTTGACATCAAAAATACAATTATATAAATGATTTTCAGATACTCAAATTGAACTAAAATAAAAACGGGAGATATACAACGTTCTTGGCTGCACGACGCGCTGAGAGTAAGATATGCGTTGCATTTCCCGGACGATCCGGGAAATATGACGCCCCGCCCCCTCCGTTGTCCTTTCCCGCCACCGTTCGGGACGCTATTTTTGGACTATGGAACTGATCAACGGCATAGATGCCCTTCGATGGGCTAAAGAGATATCGAAGCTGCCCGATGGCTGCTTTACGATCGCCTTCTTTCCTTACTCCCGTAAGAAAGGCGTATCGTCATACCGCCTGAAGACCTTGAGCGGCTGCAAGTACCGGGCTCAGTTGCCGGACGAACGCTTCTCTATCGACAGCGACAACCTGTTTTTATTCTACGATGCCGATGGCATCCCCAAGTGCTGTTACCGGATCTTGATCCGTTACATGGGCTTCCCGCAGGATAACTTTAAACTAAAACGTATAACATGGCTTTGACAGACGACAGTGAAATAAAGCTGATGGGTAACATGGGCTGTTACCTGGATGAAAACAACATCATCTCGTTCCAGACCGGGATGTCCCTGTCTGTGGCGGATACTCCCGACTTCGACCCGGACAATATCGTCTGGAGACAACCGGATGTGCAATGGCTCAACGTATGCGGGTATAACGTGTGTGCCCGGGGTGCGAACAACCGCCTGTGCGAGGAGATAGAACAGGACATAAAACGCAACCGCCTGCTTCCCCGTCTGATAAACAAACAGGTGAACATGCTTTATGGCAAAGGTCCTGCCATATATATCGAAGGGAAAGAGGGTAATAAACCGGTGCGTAACTGGACCGGGCAGCCCGATATACAGCGGTGGCTCGACAGCTGGCAGGACAACGGGATAGAGATGTCTTATAAAGATTATGCCTTGGCGCTGATCAAGCGATACTACTTTTTCAGAGATTACTTTACGAAATGGAGGATGTCTTCGGGACGGATTATCGGGCGTATTCCCGTGGCCGGTCTCGAGCTGATGGAGAACAAGCATTGCCGGTTAGCGACGACAAAGCGGGATGTGGTTACTTCATTGGTGCAATATAATGACTTCCGGTATATTGCCACCGGAAACTGGAACTACGGGGCGGCACAATTCAAGATATATCCCAAATTCGACCTCCGGGAGGTCGGCAATTACAGGTTTGCCGCCATCTCCCATCACCGGGAAAGTTCGGTAGGCGATTTCTACGGCTGCAATGAGACGCATGAGGGAACGAAGCCTTGGATAAAAGGGGCGAACGAATCGCCGGAATATATCAACTCTTTTCTTAAAAACAGTCTGGCCGCCAAAGTACATGTGGTTATCCCCGCCGCTTGGATAGAGTCGAAACGCAAACAGATAAGCGCCATTTGTCAGGAAAATGTTCTCCGGAAAAAGGATAATAAAGAGTTGTTTACTTACAACGGCATCGATGTGGGTACGAAATTCAGCGAATCATCCCTGATCAGATACATGAACCTCGAATTGCGCCGGCTGTCGAAATACCTCTCCGGAAAAGATAATCAAGGCAAGGCATACGCAACGACCTCTTTCCGCACCGGAGCGAATGAAGAGGAACGCTGGCGCATCGAGACGGTAGATCTGAAATATAAAGAGTATATCAGTTCATTGATCGAGTATGACAAACGTGCCGATGAAGTGCTGCTGGCCGCTGTGGGGATGGACTCTTCTATTTCGAGCGTGAGCAAAGACGGCGTGATCAGCAAATCGGGAGCGGACGTGTATTACAATTATCTCATTTATCTGCTGACCCTTACTCCGGATGACGAAAAGTGTTCCGAGGCGTTCAATATGGCGATCCGGGTCAATTGGCCGGAGCTGTACGCACAAGGTTACCGCATCGGGTATTACCGGGAGACTCCGAGCCGGCAGGAGGAAGTATCGCCGGATAACCGTTTAAACAAGCAGGAAGTATGAAAAAAGTATTGGAAGAACTATTCGCTACCGTTCAGGACTTCAGGGAGACCGTTCCGGGCATCGACAGCCAGGTGAATTTTGCCGACCTGAACAGCTCGGCCGTTTCGGCAAAGAAAATGGTCGTCAATATCATTACGGCAGCCGTTTACAGAGAAATCGTGTCCGGAGGAGAAACGGATGCTCTTTCTTATTTGAGGTCGGCCGTAGGCAATGCGACCAAATACAAGGAAAACATATTCGAAGTGCTGAAAAAACGCAAGGCCGACGGAGGGGATATCTACAAGTATGAACTGGAAGGCATGCGACGACAGTATATCGATAACTACTATAATGCGATGGACTCGCTGATCGCCGAGTTAGAGAATTTCGAGTCATGGAAACAGTCTCCCTATTACCGGCTTCGGGAAAAACTCCGGATCAAGACTGCAGAAGAGTTTGACTCTCTGTACCCGATAGATTGTTCATATCTGTTCTTTTTCCGGACGACGCCACTCCAACGAGAGGTATTGTCCGACACGATAGGGGCATATTTCAACCGCATCGAGGGGCGTGAAGCCGACTTCGAAGACAAACTCAAGTTGGCATTGGCATTGACGGTCGTGGCTCTGGCCATCTCCCGGTTCGACATTATCGAGCTGCCGGCTACCATCCGGAGTCTGTTCGATGACAGCAAGGCTTCCCGAAATGGGCAGAACGAACAAGACCGTCTGTTGGCGTTGGCGGAGTCGTTGATGAACAAGTCTTCTGAAATATTGAAAAGCGTGGACATGGCGCTGGACGAGTCCGGGACGGGAGATATTTGTACCGAGACATCGTTTGCCCGTCCCGATGATAAAATTTATTTGATGCCATGAAGAGAATAGAATTTGTCGTTAAAGATAAGACGTACGGCATACCGAATGCGTGGGAACTGCTGACTCCGGAGCAATATATGGATGTCTGCCGGTTACTGGTCGATTTTGCGGCCGGAAAATATTCGGTCATGGAAGTCAGGTTGCGGTATGTTTGTCAGATGATGGGCTGGAATCCGGACAAGGTCAAAGGTGATGTCGCTTGGCAAAATCTGTATCTGCTGGCTCGGCAGGCGGACTTCATGTTTGAGATTGTCTATCCTGCCGGTACGCTGGACGGAGTGCCGAAAGACATTCGGGAGCAAGCCCGGAAGACAGAACCGGCCGACTTCCCGCCGGCATATTCGCGGTATTTATCGAAACAAGAGTATAAATACCGTATCGACGCTTGTTTTGCCAAGCAGCTGATCCCCGATTTTATATTCGATAAGCAACAATACCGAGGATATGAAATCAGGACGGATTTTGACCGGATCACCTGCAACCTGACAGCCGTTCAGTTTATCGAGGCACGGCAGATTTTATCCGAAATACACGGTTCGACCGATAAGCTGCCCCTGCTGGCCGCCATTTTATACCATCCCGGTACATACAGTTCCGCCGGCGCTCACCGGCTGGCCGGGTCTTTTAAAAATCTCGATCCGGTACTCCTTCAGGCCATATCGATCAATTTCCAGGCATTTACGGCGTTTTTGTTTACCCGGACACCGTTTTCCATCTTATCGGCCGGCAAGGACGAGCCGCTTCCGGCTATCTGCACCGGTATGCTCGAGAGCCTCTATAACCTGTCTCAAGACGGCATCGGTGACCTCACGGCCGTAGAGCGTATGGATTGCATCACGTACTTGATTATCCTCCGTAAGAAGCTGATCGAGTCGGTAAAGACGATGCGGGATTATAAAATAGAAAAGACGGAAATCTCCGAAAAGACCGGATTACCGATAAAAATCATAAACAAAATATTGTCATGAACAGAAATATTATCATCGATCTGTTTTTATACTTCGCCCGTTTTCCACAACGGCAGGGAGTACTCGATATCTTCAACAAGGGGCGTTCGGAGATACCCGGATACGACTCTTTGAAATCGCTTGTCGAATCGATGTCCGACACGCCCGTACTTCCCGAAGTTGGGGGATTTGTGTTCGGCCCTAACTTCGATGCCGTGAAAACCTGTGTCTCTCAACTGACCGGATATTACCTGTTTGTCGATTATGGAGATATAAAGACCGATACCGATAAGTCGAACCGGATTGCGGATACTTTTCAGGTGGCGGCTACGATTGCCGGAAAGACAACCGAATTTACCGGAGACCTCGTCGATCAGACCTTGATCTCGGCGAATACGCTCGACATGGTGACCCGGATGCGGAACTTGATGATACAGGAGCAACGGGAGCGTTATTCATTCAAGAAGATTTCGGACAAGCATTCCATAACGCCGTTTATCAGCCCTGAGTTCGAGTCCATAGGCTGGACGCTGATGTTCGACCGGCAGGCATTCGACCTGTTCGATGCGAAAAAGATGTCCTTTTCGGGCGACCGGGAAACAGATAATTTTGGATTATGAATGAGTTACTGATCATATTGACAAGTCTTTTCGGCGGGCTGAACATCTTTCAGTTCTTCTTTTTCAGGGCAGAAAAGAGAAAGGCTTTCGCACAAGCCGACAGCATGGATCTGGAGAATGCTCGTAAGGCTCGGGAGATACATAAGGACGATTATGAGCATCTGTCTAAAAAATGCGACAAGCTCACACAGGATTATTTCCTGATGCTCGAGAAAGCCCAGAAAGCAATGGAAGAGGTCTCCGAGCTGAAATGTGAGATCGCCTACCTTAAAGGGCTACGGTGTTACGTCACCATTTGTCCGAACCGGATACAGCGGAAAGAAGATTTTAATAATACGAAAAATAACGTACAACAAAATGGCTGATATAAATAAACTCGTTCCCATTATCTTCAGATGGGAAGGCGGATGGGCCGACCACAAGGCCGATAAGGGCGGTAAGACGAACATGGGTGTCACCCTCGCCACATGGAAAAGTTGCGGATATGATAAAGACGGAGACGGTGATATCGATGCCGATGATCTCCGGCTGATCACGAAAGAGGATGTCGTGAATCTGTTGAAAACTCATTATTGGGACAGGTGGCAGGCCGACCGGATACGCAGCCAGGGCCTTGCCAATATTCTGGTCGACTGGGTGTGGGCATCCGGAGCAAATGGTATCAAGATACCACAACGGTTGCTCGGCCTCAAACCCGACGGAATTGTCGGACCGGTCACTTTAGATACTTTGAATTCGGTGAATCCGGTAAACTTCTTTCAGGTTGTTAAAGAAGAGAGGATCAGGTTCTGCCGGCAGATCTGTGAGCGTGATCCATCGCAGAGGGTTTTCCTGCAAGGCTGGATCAACCGGATCGATGATATAAAATATGTGTCATGAAAGTGTTTGCGTTTTCATATTTTGTTGTTTTGGTTGGTGTTTGCTTGCCGGGATGCCGTGTGCACCGGCAAGCTTCATTAAGTACCGACCTGCAGGAAAACGCTACCCGGATTTCACACGCTACCCGAATTCATGAAGATACCGTCTCTGTCGTGTCGGTTGCGACCGGCTCTTCGTCCGGAATTGAATGGAAATACACTGAAACTTACTATCCTTCCGTTCCCGAAGATACCGTACCGAAATTGAAATCCCGCTCTTGGGAGGGAAAGCGGACGTCTTCTGATACGAATGTCTATAATGCTCAAAATGCCGATCGTAAGACTGTCTTTCAGTTTGCTGATACGACCGACAGGCGGGCGACCGCCTCTGTCCGGTCTGTATCGGAAAAAGAGTCCACTCCGACCTTGGGGAAGGCTTTTCTTAAAATTGGCTTAATAATGATCGGTTTGGCTATTGCGGCATGGTATCTGTTTAGGGACAAGTCATAAAAATACTTATATCTATAAAATAAAAATAGGGAAACTTGCTAATTATGTAAAGTTTCCCTATTTTTGTGTCATATGAATTATATAGTCATAATGGATATAACAAACAGATATAAAATACAAGAGTTTATTGATAAGCATCCAGAGGCAGAAAAAATGTTTAATAAATGGATAAATGATATTTTAATTGCAAATTGGAGAAATCATGCAGAATTAAAGCAAATGTACGCCTCTGCAGATTATGTAGGCAATAACAGATATGTATTTAATATAAGGGGAAACAAATACCGGCTTGTAGCTGTTGTTGTATTTTTTATGGGTGAACTCAATGTAAGATTTGTCGGAACTCATAAAGAATATGATAAAATAGATTGTAAAACGATATAAAATGAAAAATTATGACAATGAAAAAGATAACTACAGAAACTGAATACCGGAGTATTTGCGCGATGATGGATGATATCATTGCAAAAGGAACGGCTCTTGGTGATATGGAAGCTTTACCTCAGACCGATAAAGATGAATATATGCGTTTGTCTTTATTGGTGAGAGAATGGGAAAAGATACACTATGCTTTTCCTCTTACAGCTAATCCTCTGATAAGAACAATACAAGAAAGAATGGTTGAACGAAATCTGAAACAGCGGGATACAGCCGCTCTGTTGGGAATCAACGAATCTCGAATGAGTGATATTTTAAAAGGAAAACGTTCTATTAGTATGCGCATAGCAAAACGACTTCGGAAAGAATTGGATATTCCTGCTGATCTTATTATAGATAATGCTTGATATGCTTACAAAAATTATAACTGAAGACGACTATAAAGCGACAGATAATGCTTTACAAGCTATAATTAAAAAGGGTGCTTCATGAAAGGAGGAATGGACTTTTTGCCCGATTCCGATAAGATGGAATTTACCCGATTAGGTTATATGATCAAGGAATGGGAAGATATATACTATCCTACTCCTATTATTGTCAGCCCTTTAGTGAAAAAAATAGAAGAGCGCATGAGTGCCCTTAACTTGAAACAACGAGACACAGCCAAACTGCTCGGAATTTCCGAAGGACGCATGAGTGAACTTTTAAGCGGAAAACGTAGGGTAAGTATCCGCATTGCTAAACGCTTGAGGGATAGCCTCAATATAAATTCAGATTTTATTCTCGATAACTTATAAAATTGAAATATAACGCTGTATCCGTTTAATTGATACTATTTGATTATGACCGGTTGCTCAGGAGAATTTTTTCCTGAGCAACTTTTTTATGCGGCTAACCGTAAAGACAGCCCTGCCGAAACGGTAGGGCTGTTTACTTCCGACCTTAAGGGAGGCTTTTCTTAAAATTGGCTTAATAATGATCGGTTTGGTTATTCCGATCATATCCTTATTTAAAGCTAAACCGTTGAAAATAAATGGTTTATATCTTGCGTTATCTCCTTTTCGATGCTATCTTTATACTATAAATAAAACGCTGGAATAGAGGTATTTATAGTATATACGACGCTCCCGGTTGTATATTGGTTATATTTTTATAGCGTATATGTTTTGCAAAAATCCGGGAGCAGGTAGAGAGGGGGACGCCGGGAGGCAGAGCCCTTTCGCTCGGTTCGTTACCCAAAGTGTATCGGTTGGCTAAACCGATCATTATTAAGCCAATTTTAAGAAAAGCCTCCCTTAAGGCCGGAAGCAGTGGTATGTGATAAATTTTAATATTGTATTTATATTTTCAGTTTAAAAAGTTGGAATACGGAAAATTTTTAATTACGTTTGCAATGCAAAACATACGAAATATCAACCAATATACATCGGTAGAGAAAGGAAGATAGAGCCTCCGCTGTTGTATATTGGTTGGTATTGTTTTTATCCATGTATGTTTTGCGACTGGCAGCGGAGGTTTCTTTATATTAACCCAAAAAAATAAAAGAAGCCATGAATTTAAAAAAACGCTATCGTGAAGTTGTTGTTTTATTACACTGTAAGAAGTTCATTAGGGCAGTGATGCCGTTATTCCCCGATTCCCGTCGAGAAACAATCTTCCGTTCCAGAAAGTTCCCTTTCAAAATCTGTGCACCGGAGGTTGCCGATGATTTGCCGGATGATCTTTGTAAGATACCATTCGGGTTATACTCGTCACGTTATGATTATACAATCCGAAACAGCCGGTTCTCGGTCTTGGAGTCGGATTAATCCTTTTGGAATTGAAATTTTTTGAATCCGGAATTTTTTTGTTATGTTTGCAATGCAAAACATACAAGAAATACAAGCCAATATACATCGGCAAAGAGACATAAAGCCTCCGCTGCTGTATATTGGTTGTGTATTATTTAAACCAATGTATGTTTTGCGACTTAACAGCGGAGGCTTCTTTTATATTAACCTGAAAAATGAGAGAAGCCATGAATTTAAAAACACGTTGTTGCAGAGTTATAACCCTGTTCCTATATAAAAAGTTCATCCCGATAGTAATATCATTATTTCTTGCAGGTCGCAAAAAGACAGATACCTGCTTTCTCAAGAATAAACCATGTGAGCCCCTTTCTAAAATTCCCGAGCTAAAGGTAATAAATAAAACGATATCAGATATTCCGGATGATAAGTTTAGGGTTTCGTTCGGCCTTTATCTGTCGGGATATGATTATGAGGAGATCGTCCGCATTATGAATCTCCCTCTCCATGAGGTCGAGTATAGCATACGGTTTGTCAAGGAAAAGCTGTCGTCCGGTCGCTGAATTGATTTTGACGGAATAAAGGCTTACCGAATAATGTATCATATATCTTGTTGTTAAATGATATTAATAATAATATCATTATTCTCTTCTTTATTTGTTGATGATATTACTATTAATATCTTTGTGGCGTACTAATCAAATAAACGATGAAATATTCTGAAATTCACAAAAAATTGAAGGCAAATGGATGTTATCTTGTAAAAAATGGAGCAAATCATCCTCATTGGTTCAGTCCGATAACCGGACTTATCTTTCAGACAAGTTATCACGAAAGTGAAGAGGCCAAAACCGGGACAATGAAAAAGATCAGTAAACTATCGGGAGTTAAATTGTAAATCCCACTTAAAATAAAATAATTATGAAAACAGTAGATGTTATAATAGAGCGGGGATCGGACGGCACTTTCGATGCCAATATGGAGACCTATTCCGATCTTGAATTCGGATTGTTGGGACAAGGCAAAACGGTGGAAGAAGCGAAGGCGGATCTGATGAATTCATACAATGAAATAAAAGAAATATTTGCAGAGCAAGGAAAAGAAGTGGAGGATCTGAGGTTTGAGTTCAAATACGACATTCCTTCTTTCTTACAGTATTATGCCTTTGCTTTTACATTGGCCGGAGTAGAACGTATAACGGGAGTGAGTCAAGGACAATTGAGCCATTATATAAATGGAGTGCGAAAGCCCAGTGAAAAAACCGCAAGAAAAATACAGGAACGCATTCACGAATTTGCAAAGAGTCTAAGTCAGGTTCGTTTCGTTTGATTAGTACACTTACGAACACTTGATGTGTGAGGGTATTCTTATCCGAATACCCTCTTTTTTATTTTTTGTCTTGGCTTTTTCAAATATGTTTTATCTGGATAACAGAACGGATTACATTATAACACACAAAGGAGAAAAAGCTGCAAAGATCGGGGTAAAAGAATATAACCGTAAAATAGAGGACAGTGTACTCATTAATGAAAGGAGGACGAAAAACAGCTATATATTATTGATTATAAGTGTTGTAGTGGCTATGATAAGCTTAATTGTCTCATTGCTAACAGTAATATAGCTGTTCCGTTTATTATAGACAGGGCTATCAGCATGTTTATTTGCCATTTCATATAAGATATTTCCTTTTCCATATCCGTATCTGAAGAAACCTCTTTGTTAAGGATGTACAGTATATATATGATTCCCGTTAATAGAGCTATTACAATGGAGAATATCAATAAGATTTTTAAACCGGATACGTTTTCCATATTTTTCTCTTTTCTACAAAAATAGCTTTTTCCCTTGTCTTTTTCAAATATATTCACCATATTTGTAAAAGACGATTAATGTGAATATAACCGGGCGCAGGCGGTAATATTCCCTAAAATATACCAATTGGTCAAAAGCTCGTAAAGTAAGAGGATGCGCCCTCTGAAATGCGGGCTTTGTTTTTAGTATGATTGATAAGACACAACTGGACGGACCTTTATCTGTAATATATTTTCATAATGTTAAAAGAAATCAGCCATTCGACACAGACTGGATATCCGATCTTTCAGAAGAAAAAATAAGGGAGATCGTAATGTTGCTTGAAGCGGATGGATACATTACCAGTCGTATAGCCAAAAAAGAATATCATGAATCATATATGTGCACCCTCACGAATAAGGGCGTTCAATTTTGTAATGCGGGAGGATATAAAAAACAGAAAAGCAATGAACGTAGAAAAATAATCTTATCGGCAATAGGAGTGATTGCTGCGATCGCAAGTATCATCGCCGTTATTTGGCAAATACTGAACTGATTAACAAAATAAGGTAGAGTATTAAGAGAAGTATGGCAATAAAAAGAAACGCTGTCAGAAAGAAGTCCGGATCTTTATACCATTTTATTTCAGGTTTCATAAACTCCTTGAATAAATAGCTGTTTTTTTCTTTTCTCATATTCTTCTCTTTTCTACAAAAATAGCTTTTTCTCTTGTTTATTTCAAATATGTTTCTCATATTTGCATCAGCTAAAAGACAAGCATGTTTGTCATGTACGTAGAGCAGCGGTTAATTGCTCGAATTTATTGCGGGCTTTTTTTATGCCCATATTATAGCTATACGGCTGCTTTTCCCAAAACTTTTTTTGCTCTACGGAGTGATAACTGTTTGTCTTTTAGCGAAGCGGGAAATGGCAGCCGTTTTTCTGTCTAAATGCTAAAAGACAAACAGTATGACAAAAACAAGAACACTGACCGTCAGCGATCTGCTGGCGACACTCCCCAAGAGTGCCCGTATATTGGGCTTTAAAAATTTATCTAATTCTTTCCTTGTTTATTTCAAATATGTTTCTCATATTTGCATCGCATTCCATTTGATACAGGCGAGAAGGCTCGCCATATTTGCTGCGGGCATTTTTTATGCCTATGGCTTTCGATATGAGTTCCGACCCCCGTGTGGAGCGTTAATGCGCCCACTGCCTGTATCAGGTGGAATGCAACGGGAAAGCGGAACTCTTTTTGTTCCCTTCCCGTCATGTAATCAATTTATTGTTTCATTTAAAAGCATTCCAAAATGACAAAAACAAGAACACTGACCGTCAGCGATCTGCTGGCGACACTCCCCAAGAGCACCCGTATACTGGGCTTTAAGTTTCACCGTCAAGACGGACTGTTATCGGGCAAGGTGGAGGCGTACCTTCACGGGCGATTCGAGACCTTTATCATCAGGGAAGGAGGCCGCCGATGAAAGAATCTGTAAATGTCGGAAGCCTCGGCTTCACTCCTGAGATGATGGCCTCCATCAAGGAATGGCGCGAGCACGGAACGCTCGCCGATCTGGACTGCATCTGCGACCGGATACTGCTCAATTGGGAAGGTATAGACGATTACTTAGATGTCAAGGCTACACTGATGCTGTTATCGTCCCTGAAGAGACAACTGAAACCGTTCTTAACGTCAGAAACAGAGAAGCCATGAAAAAGGAAATGAACGATTATAAGCAGGCGATCACAGAGCGTTACTCCCCTGCGAGGACGGTTGAAGAGTCGACGCACCGGCTATCGACCGAAGAGATTTGTGCAGCGATAAATAAGATCAATCCGGGAGTGGATATTTCGGCCTCCGAAGTTTATGATCTGATGAAGTCTGCCGGCTTCCGATTCGTAGCCGTTCCCGGTACAATCGGATTGCAATTCAAATGGATATTGATTGAGAAATAGTCCTCTTCTGAGTTTTGTCCTATAAATGATGATACGCATCAGGTTCTCAATTAGTGAATATATATTAAAATTTAAGATCCTATGTATGACCTGATGCGTATCATACACGCATCAGGTCACGTTTTTTTAACTGTTTATAACTAAAATCGAGCCTGATGCGTATCATAAAAATTTTCTTAACCCATTAAACGAATAATTTATGAAAACCAAAACAATTGCGAGAGTAAACAATGTGGCGATTTTGGCCGGTAACGATTCTGAAAAATTAGTTCCTATCAAACCGATTTGTGAAGCGTTGGGAATCGATAGAAAAGCTCAACAAGATAAAATTCGGGAAGATGAATTTTTATCTTCAGTTGGGGTGCTCAGCACCCTAACTGGAGCTGATGGCAAACAGTATGAAATGTTCTGCCTTCCCCTTGAATTTATTTTCGGATGGCTGTTCACGATCAACCCGAAAAACGTAAAAGAGGAAGCCCAAGAGGCTGTCCGGCAATACCGGATAGAGTGTTACAGAGTGCTGTATAACCACTTCTTCGGAAACCTGAAAAAGCAGATCGAGCAAAACGACAAGGAAATAAGGCTTTTGGAGGAGATCACCGAATTGAGTCAGCAAAAGACCGCTATTCTCAGTTCGCTCTCGGAAAAGAAACGGCTCTTGGAGAAACTTCGGGAAGAGCGTTTGAAGAACGAGCCGGAACTGTTCTGACAAGCCGGACGGGAACCCGGGATGACGGATTCCCGTCCTTTTCCATACCGGTTGCGAATCTTAACTTCACCGAAAAAAAGAGATGGTAACCGAAGAGATGATCAAAAAAGAGTTTATACACCGGACAGTGAGCCGGGATATAAGACGGATATATGCGACGCAGGAGGCTGTAATACGGGAAGCTTTGAAACCAAGAACCGGAAATTTGCTTGATTGTATATCGAGACGTCCTATCGATGTTCAGGGGTCGGGGCTGAAACCGACTTATTACATGACTGTATTAAGATATATGCGGCTTCTCGAGATACAATATAGAAACCAAGATATGAAAACCCGTCGTAAACTTGCTCTTTATAACCGGGTGATCTGGGGAGTGCTTTATCACGAAACTTTATCCACTCTCCGATATGGATTGACGGATGAAATAAAACAGAGCATACGGGAAGACTTGAATGAATCATCACCCAAGAATTTGGATTAATATATTATATTTATTACATTTGTTAATATAAAATTATAACAATGTGGTTCTGCATCAATTTTATATTGTCTTTGATTTTCGTTCCCCTTTATACTAAAGGGTGGCCAATGGAAATGAAAGTAGCAACGTTTATAATTTCTTTAGGTGTGTCTCCTCTCTTGGGGATTCCCTTAATGAAAATGGGATATAAATGAAGCGTGGTATTGAACGATAAAAAATTAGAACTATGGGATTACTTTGGCTACTTTTCAATTTGCTCTGTGTTTGGCTGTTTACCGGCAAGTGGGAACTGCTTGACCGAATGCTTGCATTTGCATTCTCGATTTTTCTTACACCGATTATCGGAATACCTTTAGCAAAAAAACTATGTAGCTATCTCTGGCCTTAACCCGTTATCAATAAAAAATTAGAACTATGGGATTACTTTGGATACTTTTCAATTTGCTCTGCGTCTGGCTGTTTACCGGCAAGTGGGAAATGTTTGAGCGAGTATTCGCATTCGTGTTATCGTTTTTTCTTACCCCGATTATCGGAATACCCTTAACAAAATTCTTACTTCATTCCTTATAAGACCGACCTGTCCTTTACATCCCCGGTAACCATGGGTACTTTTACCGTAAAAAAGTACCTGTATGGCATCACGACTGACAGAAGACCAGATCAAATGGATACTCACTCTCGACGCTTCGGCCGCCGAGAAGGAGATAAACAGCCTGATAAAAGTAAACAAGGAGTTGCAGGAGGCGAACAAGGGCGTACAGAAAGAGATGCGCCAGTTGGAAGCCGCCGGAAAGAAGGAATCGGACGAGTACCGCAACCTGAACGGCGTGCTCCGTGAGAACAACAATACCCTGAAGGCGAACCGGGAACAGATAAAACGGCTCGAAAATCAGATGGGACTCGCCAACCTCTCCATGTCGCAGCTCAGAAGGCGGGCGCAGGACTTGGAGAGCCAGATGAACCGCACCTCCCGCAACCTGCATCCCGAAGAGTGGAACAAGCTGCAAAAAGAACTTACCGAGACCCGCTCCAAAATAGACGAACTCAAAAAGGCTGGTAAACAAGCGGAAGAGTTTTTAGGTAGGTCTGCTATTATAAAAGGGGGTATTGCAGCTTTTTTGGGAAATGTTTACACTAAAGCATTAGATTATGGTCTTCAGTTGTTAGGTCAAATGAAAGACCTCGTTGCCGAGGGCGTCAATATGGCGGCGGCCGCCGATGGGGTGACCCGTGCGTTCGAGGCGCTGGACCGTCCCGATCTGCTCGATAACCTGCGCAAGGCGACCAAGGGGACGGTAAACGATCTTGAGCTGATGAAAGCCGCCAATATGGCGAAAGACTTCAGAATACCGTTGGAAGATCTCGGCAAATATCTCGAATTTGCCCAGCTCAAGGCGCAGCAGACCGGACAGTCGGTCGAGTATATGACCAACTCCATCGTTACCGGTCTGGGGCGGAAGTCGGTGCTGATACTCGACAACCTCGGATTGTCGGCCGCCGAAATAAACGAGCAGATGGCAAAGACGGGCGACTTCATGTCCGCAGTCGCCTCTATCGTGGACAGGCAGCTCGCCGAGGCGGGCGGGAGCTATATATCGGAGGCCGATAAGATGGCTCAACGTACGGTGAAACTGCAGAACGCCCAGATGAAATTGGGAGAAACCCTTCTTCCTCTCAAACAAAACCTTGATGCGACTTTCGGCTCGTTCAAAATAAGCCTGCTCGAAGCTACCGGATGGGTAGTGAAGAACCGGGCGGCGATCGGTGAATTGATCGCTGTCATCGGAGCATATATAGCGATAAAGAAAACCTTGATTGCCGTCAATACCCAATCTATGGTGGTAAGCAAAAAAGAGATGGCTCTGCAAGCATTGGAAGAAGTTCAGGTACGTGCCTCCATTGCCGCCGAATATGCCTTGGCTGCCGCTAAAGCGTTGTTGACCGGAAATATCAAGAAAGCGACAACAGCCATGAGAAGTTTTCTACTGACATTGGGATTGAATCCGATTACGGCTATAACGATGGCTGTCACAGCTGCTACCTATGGGATATATAAGCTCTGTACAAGGACAAACGAGGCAAAGGCGGCCATGAACGATTTTACCTCCGAAATGCTTACTGAGAAAAGAGAACTTGACAAGCTGTTCAACGCACTGAAGAATGCGGCCGATAAAACCAAGGAAAAGAAAGATATCATCGATGTAATCAACAAACAATACAAAGACTATTTGCCCAACCTGCTCACAGAACATTCCACCTTGGAAGAGATAAAAACGGCATACGACCTTATAAACCGGAAGCTGAGAGAGAATATCGCCTTGAAGACATTGAACGAAAAGGCAAACGACATCGAGAGCAAATCTTTGGAGAATAAAACCAAACAGATAAATGATATACGTGATGAATTGTCGGCTATGCCCGATTTCCAACGGGAAGAGGTAATCAATTATATCGTACGGCTTGGTGATCAGTATGTAGCCGAAGGTAAAAGGGTGGAAAACGCATGGTCTGATGTCATAAGAAATGTGTTGAAAAAGTATTTTCCTAAATCGTCCGCACCTTTAGGGCTTAGCGGAGAGATACAAGATTATGTGCAGGAGGTATATGCCGCAGCCGAGGAAATACAGAAAATAAAAAGTGAGTTGTCGCCTTTCCTTCCTAAAGAATCGGCAGAGTCCGGAAGTGGAGACAGTGGTACCGTTCTTGAGAAGGGAAGTAAATCTCTCGTCCAGATACAGAAGGATCTGTTGGAACTTGCCCAGAAGATGCCGGAGACTACCGAAGCGGAAATCGCGGCCAAGAACAGAAAAATAGCGTCTATCAATAAGGAGATACAACGGCTTCAGAGTCTGGGTGTGGAGCAGAAGAAAGCCTCGAAATCTCCCGACTCCATGTCGGCAGATGTGTCGGCCAATGACAATGCGTACAAGGCACGCCTCTTGTCTATCAAACAGAACCGGGAAAAGGAAAATCTCACGGACGAAGAGTATAACCTGCAAAACCTCAAGGTCGAACGGGAGTTCCTTGACGAGAAACTGAAAATCCTCAAGGAGTATTACCAAAGGGAGAAAGATACGAAAAAAAAAGATTCGATCGCCGGGCAAATATCGGATACGGAATCGAAGGGTATTGACATCGATAACCGGATAGACCGGGCGGAAATCGATAATGTAAAGGCGAAATGGGCCGACCGGATGGCGCAGGAAGAGGAGGGCTATCGTCAGCTGAAACTGCAATTTACCAAACAACTGGCCGACCAGAAGATAACGAAAGAACAGTATGACGTCGCTATATTGGCCTTGGAAGAGGAAGAGTTAAAAACCCGTCTGACCTTGCAAAAGGAGTATCTCAACGAATTGACCAATCTTGAGGTGCAGAACGGGAGGCTGAAAGTGGAGACTGTGAGAGAGGCGAGTAATGAGGTGCTGAAAACCGAACAGCAGGTAGAAGACAAGCGTGCCGAACAGGTAATAAAAATGTCTTCTCTGCTGAAGGACTTCAAAGACCAGTTTAACCTGACCAACCAGGAAAGTGAGACCGACACGCAATTGAAGTTTCTCGAATCGGTCTATAAAGTCCGCAAGGCCGAAGCCCAAAAGCAAGGTCTCGACACGACAGAGTTAGATACCGCATACGAACAGGCCAAGACGAATATTTTGCTCAAGGGGGAACAGGAACGGGCGAATATCCGCCAACAGTACGGGATATTTTCGATGCAGGAAGAATACCAGTTACAAATGGATATGCTTGAGCAGCAATATGCTCAAGGACTGTTAAAAGAAGAAGAGTATCAGCAGGCTAAAAACCAGCTTCAGGTACAGCGGGCTAAAGGGTATTTCGATACTTATTCGGGTCTGGCAAGCAATGCTGTTGAAGCCATGCAGCAGGCAGAACTTGACCAGATAGACGCTAAGTATGATGTTGCCATAGAAGCCGCACAAGGAAATGCGGAAGAAGTGGAGCGCCTCGAGAACGAGAAAGCCCAGAAAAAGTTAGATGTACAGAAAAAATATGCGGATGTAAATTTTGCAATTAAAATCTCTCAGATTATAGCAGATACGGCTGTTGCCATAATGCAGGCATACGCACAATTGGGTCCTATCGGGGGGAGTATTGCTGCTGCGTTTATGGCTGCGACCGGTGCGGCACAGATTGTCTCGGCGAAAGCAGAGCGGGATAAAGTGAAAAATATGAAGCTTAACACTTCATCATCATCATCTTCTTCTTCTTCTTCTTTTTATGGGGAAAGGGTAGTGACGGGGAGAGAAAGCGGAGGGTATATCGATGTGAAGCGTGAGCAGGATGGAAAGAGATATAAGGCAGTTTTGAATCCTAAACGCCGGGGATATATCGGTTCTCCTACCGTTATCGTGGGTGACGGACCGGTCGGTAAGAGCCGAGAGTGGGTAGCGTCGAATGATGCCGTATCGAACCCGACGATCCGCCCTTTGCTCGATATGATAGACAGTGCCCAAAGGAGCGGAACCGTGCGTACCGTTGATATGAATCTGTTGATGCGTCAGCGCATAGCGGGGTTTGAAAACGGCGGATTTATCGGCTCTGCCGCCCGACAGAATCCGGGTTATACATACGGCGGCAAACGGCAATCGGACGATCTGTCAGCGATAATATCGGAAACGAGAGATCTGCTGCTTTATCTGAAATCGAACGGGATAGAGGCACGCTCATTCTGGAGCTTGACCGAGTTTGATAAGATACAGAAAAGAAGAGAGGCGTCGGAAAAACCTTTTACCCGAAAATACTAAAAAAAGTTTCTTATGCAAATTATTAAAAACGGGGAGATACTCGACCTGAAAGAAAATCAAATCGAGATCGATAACACTTCTCCCATATTCAACATGAAAGGGACACAATCTGTCTCAATAAATTTTCCGAAAACACCCAAGAACCTCCGGTTGTTCGGTTTCCCAAACCGTTTGGATAGGTACAATAAAGTAAGCGGAGATGAACAAGTCGAAGTAAGAGACGGTGTTTTGATAAAATCAGGTATAATGAATGTGACTGCCGTAGGGGAAAACATAGAAGCGAATATCGGATTCGGAGAGAGTGAAGCGTATTCGAAAATGAATAAAACTAAGCTGGCGGATATGACCGGATTGCCGGTCTTTTATCCACCTTTGCCCTCTACGGGTATATCGCATATATTAAGCATGCTGAAAGGAATTTTAATCGACCGTGCCAGGTTCGATGAATCGGACTTCGGGATTTTTCCGGTCGTTACTTCTTTTGAAAAAAACGGGGATACCGGAATGCGGGAGAATCTTATGATCTTGAATGAGCTAAAAAAATCGGATCAAACGGTATTTGTAGGAGAGAAAAAGAGAACTATATCGGTTAAAGTCGATTCGGAATATAAGGATATAAAAGTCCCTATAGGTTACGGGATATCTCCATTCCTAAAATTGCATGTATTGTTGCAGTTGGTTTGGAAATATTTGGGATTTAATTTAATAGAGAATCCTTTCCGGGAAGATTTTCAACTTAGCAGTATCTGTGTGCTGAACAATACATGGGACACTATCGTTGCCGGTAAGATCCGCTATTCTGATCTGATGCCTGACTGTACGATTGAGGATATTTTGTCTATGGTTTGGGGGAAATTCGGGGCCGTGTATTTTGTCGATTCGAATACAAAGAATGTACGGATAAAATTGATCAAGGATATTCTTCAATCTCCAGAGTCGGAAGATTATTCGCTCTTCAAGTCGGGAAATCCTGAAATCGGTGTTTCTAAGGGGAAACAGCTAAAGTTCAGTTGCAACAAATCGGGAGATCTTACTGAGACAAGCAAAAAAACTTATAGTGAGTTCTTGAAAAGTTGTGGTGGCATAATAACTTCTTTGTCTGCTTGGGATTTGTTTGATCCTTCACTTCCGATTTCTAAATATATTTATGTTTATGTTAAAGAAACTGGACAGTTCTTTTATAATGCGATATATGGGGATGGTTTTCATCTGATATCATCATCTTTTTTTGAATGGAATCTTGAAATTGAGAATTTGGAATATGAAGAAATAAAAAGTCCGGATAACGCTTTGCCTATTTTATCCGCAATAACTCAATATAATCCGGCCCCTTATTTGGATGCTGGGGAATTGAACTTGAATACGTCGTTGCATGTTAGTGCGGATAAGAAAACAGAATCGGAAAGAGAGGAGAGAGCACCTTTGTCTATCTGTTTTGCGTTGCATAATGGCGGCTCTTGTTTCGGCTCTATTTTCAGTTTCGAACCCCGAAGTGGAAACCGAGTAAATATCAATGGAAATGAGTTCTCATTAGATCTTGTCTATCAGGGTAGTTCGGGATTGGTTATGAATTTTTTTCGTGATTATATGGATTTCATGAGGCATGCCAACCAAGAGATAACGCAGCCGTTGATTCTTCCTAAAATAACCTTGTATAATTTGGACTTCAGTCGGAAGCTGCTGATCGATGGACAATTTTTTCTTCCGGAAAGCTTTACTCAGATTGTCGGGAAAAGTAAGGATAGCGCTATCGACATGAAACTTCGGAGTCTTACCTTACTTCAACCATACGACTCTAATGAGTATGAACCTGTTGACCCGACTCCGCAACTCTATTATTGGAAAGAAGTAAATTATGCAGAAGATGAAATAGAAAGATACAGATTGATTCTTGAAAATGATCCTGATTATGAAAATGTTGAAGTCTATTCTGTTAGTTATACAACATCTCCTTCTGAAGATGATTTCGCTTATTTAACTGCTCCTACAATAGAAGATTATAATAATGCCGTAGAACATCTGGAACGCTATAAGGTTTTTATAACATATAGGTATTTCAGAATTTCTGATCAAAGAACAATATTAGAATATTACGATACGGAGTATAAGGCTGGAGTAAAAGTTGCGCTTATCTGATGTCCTTTAAGGTATGTGATCCGCTATTTTATTTTGTGATAAAAACCGTTGAATATGAAAGTTAGCGTACCGAATATTATTAACTGTTCCAGACTGTTACCGGCATTCCGGGCATTGCCCGGAAATGCGGATAAGGGAGCAGAAGACCTGTACCGGTTCTTGACGATTCCTTCCGGGGAAAGAGATGCTTTTCTAAAGCGGAACGTCCGGTGTTCTTTTCAGTATCAAAATAGTATAACAATTCCTGTATATGACCCAAGTTGAAGTAACAGTTCCGGCTTATGCGCTGGTCAATAATCCGATTCCGGTATCGATTAACTTGCCCAAAGGAGGTGCTCGTATCCGTATGCAAGTTATATATGAAGAAGAAGTGATATATGAATCGGTATATAATATTCTTAAAAGTATAAAGATTGATATTTCGGATATTCTTCAAACCATTGTATCGGTTAAAGACCGGGACATGACCGAAATTTCTTTTTGTGATGATTCGGAACAGCAATGTGAATATGAGATAAAATTGACGGAATTATTTAACGGTGAGACGGAACTGTTTTCAGGTAAGTATATTGCTGTTTGGGGAGGTGTCAGCAAATTCTTTTCCCGGAATACTCCTATTGATAATTATATTGAATATAAACTGTCGGGTAATGCGGCTCTGACGACACGGACAAACGGGAAAATCATAGTGTGGCGCGAAACTGAGATTGTTCCTTTGAAAATATTAGGATCTCCTGATCTGCAGGTACATATAGCCAGTCCGGCCAATCATGTTTATGCATGTCCGATCGTACAGAGTTCGAAAAAATTGGCAATTTATACTCTCAATATACCGGAAATAAGAAAGAAGTTTTTTTCAGATTTTGATGAACTGCCGGCGTATTTGTCGTTCTTATTTAATGGAGTATTGAGTTTTATTTTGGTTTTCACTCCGGGGGCCGTGTCGGCAAACCGGTATTTATTGCGTTTTCGTAATTCTCTCGGATGTTATGAGCAACTCGAAGTGACCGGGAAAGCGGAACTTTCTACTCAGTTCGATTCGGAGGAGAGTTTTGAATATTCCTATTGGGATCAGGATGTAATGGATTATGCAGCTTCGAACCAGAGAAAACAAGGAATGGTATTGATCACCGCTGAAACGGGATTTAAAGATCGTGACGAGCTGATGTTCTTACGGGACATGCTCGCCTCGGACGATATTTATTTGATCGATTCGTCCGGACTGAAGTCCAAGGTGCTTGTCTCATCAGAAGATTTCAAGATTCCTGCTGTAATTGAAGAGCCGGTATCGGTGCCGCTTAAAATCAAGTTTGCCGATACGGAGCAATCTTATTCCCCGAATCCGAATGACGGAATTTTGGAAGTTTATCCCGGTGAGTGGTTTTTGGCCCGTGGCCGGATAAATGCTGCAGGGCTGGTTTATATAAATAATACGATAAATACTATTTAAATATGGATTTGAAAAAAATACAAAGTAATGCCGGTGGCCAGACACCGAGTACCGGTCAGGAACTGGTCGATGCTTTTAATGAAAACTTTGAACTGGTTGATAAAAATAAAGCCGACAAAGACTTGTCTAATGTTTCGGAAGAAGATTTGGTCAAGGTTCTTTATGGACCGGATTATGACAGCAGCGCCGAAGCATTCAGGGAATTTATCACGACAGTACCGGAATCGCTAAAAGTAATAAACAAGTCGGCAATAGACAATACCACATCTTCC